GGTGCTGGATTTGCGTAAGTACAAGGTCAAGCATCCCAAGTGGGAAAAGGCGATGCAGGCGATTAATGACTCCATAAAGATTATGGGCAGCAAGTCCTATATTCAGATGTACGAACGGGAAACGCCTAATGATGACTGGGTGTTGGTATCTTTGGATTTGGCTAAGGTGTGATGATGAAAACGTTGGAAGTACCTTCATGTCGAGAATTTGTGAAATGTACGCGCTGTAGAAATAAACACACAATGCAAGACAGAGTTAATAAATACAATGAAAAAACGGGATTTACTGTATCAGTTTGTCCTCGGTGTGGCGGTCATTCTGTATACAAGGTGTAGTGATGAAATACTCAAAAAAACGTGAAGAGCTGAATAAAGTGGCTGATGAGATTGATCTGGAGATTAAGGAAGTTAAAGGTTATCTCATTGTTCCTAAAGGTGGGCGTGGTGATACTGGGACGTTTCGACAAACACTGGATGAGGTTGATACGCATCTGGAAGCTAGAAGAGTAGCAACGCTTTTTTAACACAACACAATAGTAGGAGTCCAAGCCCTAGGCTTGTGACCTTTAAAAGTCACAAACCAAGGGTTTGGACTCCTGTAGAGGTGAAACATGGCAATCAAAAAAATCATTAGCGGAAATCCAGACCCGTATCGTAATAAAGAGCTGGCTAAAATCCATACACTGAAAAAGAATCTGACGCTGGATGATGAAACCTATCGGGTGATGTTGGTCAATCAAACGGGACTGGATTCTTCGGCAAAACTGAACAGAGGGCAGCGGCTCACAGTGATTGCTTATTTGCAGTCACAATTGGGTAAGTCGCTGCACACGGGTAAACCGCATAATCTGGAGAGTAATACACAGTTACAAAAGATTGAAGCGTTGTTGACTGTGCAAAAAAAGCCTTGGTCGTATGCTCACGCGCTGGCAAAACGTATGTATAAAAAAGACAATCTGGCATTTTGTGCGGTGTTTGAACTGCGCGGCATTATTACCGCGCTGAATGTCGGCGGTAAACGTAAAGGTGGTAAGTGATGTCTAAATCAACTAAGTACCCTGAGATTTTGCACAGACTACGCGAGATTATTGTCGAGGAGTTAAAGGAGCAACGTATAGAGCAAGAATTAGCTGAGCATTGCGCCCATCATATCACTGAGACTATTCGTGCGGAATGGGGTGGTACAGCAGTCTATATTGGCAAAGGATTGATGTATGAATTAAGTCAACGTGATGCTGAAATCTGGGAAAAGTTTAACGGTAAAAATCATCATGCTTTGGTGAATGAATATGGCATAACAATGGTTTGGCTGTATAAAATAATCAAACATCAACGACAGGCGATGATAAAAGACAAACAAACAGACCTGTTTTAAAGGCTGTTTACACACTATAACGCCCCTTTAATGGGGCTTTTTTTTGCGTTTAAGTCACAAGCCTAGGGCTTGGACTCCGATATAAATATTGATTATAAACCGCTTTACTATTTGATTTATGCTCACCTGATTATGATGCGGTAAACATCATTAAACGGCATACGATCTTATGACATTCACTCTTGATACATGGCAGGTTGTTACCGCAGTTTGTACTGTAATAGCGGCATTCGGCACTGTTGTTAAATTCGCTATTGATCACATGCTGGTATTGTTCAACGAGCGTAGACGCGCCGTTAATGAGCAGTCAGAAGCGATAGTCATCAAAGTCTCTAATCTGGAAGGAGAGTTTGAAAAATTTTATCGTGAATTTTTGCGCTTCCAGAACGAGTTATCAAATACCTACACAAAACGTGAAGATTATGTGCAGGCAATCAGTGAAATGCGCTCAAAACTTGATGCCATCGCATTTAATTATCAACGAGGAAACCCACAATGAGTATCGATCAACGCAAAATTCAGCGCGAGCTATCGCGTTGGAGTATTTTGCTCACCCTGTATAACTCACGCCCCATTTTCGCACAGGAAGAGATGATTTTAACGGTGGTTAGAGCAGTTTATCCAGAATGCACGCGCCGTGAGGTAATCAATGAAATGGATTATTTGCATGGGCGTGATTTGATAGAAATGAAAAAACAGCCCGATGGTCGTTACCATGCGCATATTTTGCGTTATGGCGTGGACATTGTTGAGTACACGGTAGATTGTGAGCCAGGTATCGCCAGACCAGAGAAGTACGGCAATGAATAAGTTATTGGCTGTGTTAAAAACAGGAAACGCGGTAGAAAATCCTGAGTTTTGGAAAAAGGTACAGCTCTACGTTACGGTCGCAGGGTCGTTTGTGCCTATATTAGCTGTGTTTGTGCCTTTTTTTCAGGTGATTATCGATAAGGATGTTATAGCGCATACTCTGTCAGCAGTGGCAGCCGTCAACGTTTATTTAACGATGGCAACGACTACTAAAATAGGTATTTAGATGCCCAGTCCTCCAAAAATTCAAACAGAGCTTTCAGACGAATTACGCGACGAGCTTGAGCAAAAGATTGTTGCGAATCACTTTGGCGGCTATAAAAGTCTGGAAAGCTGGTTAGCTGAAAAAGGTTATGCCATTAGTCATGCAGCAATCCATCGGCACGGGCAGGCAATGAAAGAACGCTTGCAGCGCAATGTTGCCAATGCCACACAGGCAACCTTGATTCTAAAAGAATGCCCTAAATACGATGATGGTCTTCTCATTTCTGCTACTTTGGCGTTGATTCAGTCTGAAATCTTTGGGTTGATGAATACGATACAAAATCTGGATGAAGAACAAACCGATGATCCTGAAAAACGGGCAAAGATGCTAAAGGATTTAACCATGTCGATAGTCAATATCGGCAAGGCAACCAGCTCGCAAAAGAAGTTCGAGACTGAAATTCGTCAACAGGAACGTGAACTAATGGAAAAACAAGTCAGTGTTGAATTGAAACAGCAAGGCATTAGTCCAGATGTTGAGCAAAAAATCCGAGATATTCTGATAGGCAAAGCCGCATGAGTTCTGAACTCGACTTACAGCCTACTGAGTGTTTTCCAAACAATGAGCCTGTGTTGTTGGCTTATCAGGCGCGGTGGTTTAATGATGAATCTGAGGTCAAGATTGCTGAGAAATCACGCCGCACAGGTTTAACGTGGGCAGAGGCAGCGAGTAATGTTGTCACTGCTGCAAAGCCAAAAGCCAGAGGAGGCAGTAGTGCCTATTATGTGGGTAGTAAGCAGGAAATGGCTTTGGAGTATATTGCCGCCGTGGCACTGTTTGCCAAGGCTTTTAATCAGATTGCCAGTGCCACGGAACAAGGAATTTTTAAGGACGAAGAAGGCAGTAAAGAAATACTCAGTTATACAGTTCGGTTTCCAAACAGCGGTTTTAAAATTACTGCCCTTTCCTCGCGCCCCTCCAATTTGCGCGGTATGCAAGGGGATGTGGTTTTAGATGAATTCGCATTCCAGGATAAGCCCGCTGAATTACTCAAAGCCGCAATTGCTCTCACCATGTGGGGTAATCGCGTGCGCATTATCAGTACCCATAATGGAGCAGATAATAATTACAATACGCTGATTTGTGATGCTAGAGCAGGACGCAATGATTACAGTATTCACCGCATTACTTTAGATGACGCGCTTGCCGATGGCTTATACAAGCGTATTTGTTATGTGACGGGTAAACAGTGGAGTGCAGAAGCTGAAGCGTTGTGGCGAGCTAATTTAATCAAGCGTTCTCCCAGCAAAGAAGCGGCAGATGAAGAGTTCTTTTGTGTACCTAATCAATCAGGCGGAGCATATTTATCGCGCTTAATGATTGAAGCTGCAATGATCCCCGCGCCTGTTATTCGTTATAAAGGCACTGAGGCGTTTAACGCTCTGCCTGAAAATATTCGTTTTGCTGACATAAATGATTGGTGTGAGGCTGAATTAAAGCCGCTTTTAAGTGCGTTAAATCCACTTTTACAGCACTGTTTAGGTGAAGATTTTGCGCGTAAAGGCGATTTGACCGTCATGTTGCCAATGGCGATAGAACAAAATCTTAATCGAACTGTACCGTTTATTGTCGAGTTGTTTAATCTGCCTTTCAAAAATCAGGAACAAATCCTCTATTACCTTATCGACCGATTACCGCGTTTTATCGGTGCGGCTTTGGATGCCAGAGGCAATGGTCAATATCTGGCTGAGCAAGCGGGTTATAAATACGGTTCTTGTATTCAGCAAGTCATGCTCACACAAGCGTTTTATCTGGAAAACTTCCCAAAACTCAAAGCCGCGTTTGAAGATAATCACCTCAGTATTCCGAAGGATGCTGATGTGTTGAGTGATTTACGCGCTGTGCAGTTGGTGGCAGGCATACCCAAAGTGCCTGATGTTAGAACAGGCGAAGATAAAGACAGGCATGGTGACGTGGCGATTGCTTTATTAATGGCGTGGTTTGCATCCATTATGGACGCTGCTGAGTATCGCTATATTCCTGTATTACCGCTTAAAACGGGTGATGACGATAATCGTCAACGGACGATACGCACTACTGCTGGTTTTGCACATTCAAAAAGGAGCTGGTAATGGCGATTGTTGATCAATTTGGCAAGCCGATTAAAGCGGCAAATCTATCAAAAGAATTAGGTAGACCCAGTTTAACAGGTGTTCG